GCTGTTCAGTGACCGGATTGGCAGTCACGGGACCAATCACTGAACAAGAGACAACTAAGACTGCCAGCTTCACTCCAAATCTTGCAACAGATGGCACGATATTCGATGTCTCTGGAACGATTACAGTTACGATGCCTGCTGCTACAGCGGGTAAGTCCTTCACGATTATTGACTCAGGATCAGGAACACTCAGTTGGAGTGGCACGATCAAATGGCCCAGTGCTACAGCCCCTGCTCCATCAGGATCTACTATATATTCATTTATAAGTAATGGGACTAACTGGTATGGAATGATGGCCGGAACAGGGTTTGCCTAATGTCGTTTACTGCTAACAGAATACGCCAAGGTGCTGCTGGTGCTGGTGGCGATTACGAGATCGATAACTCACTGCGCTTCAATGACGATGACAGTGCATATTTGAGTTGGACTCCGTCCAGTGCGGGTAATCGCAAGACCTGGACATATAGTGTCTGGGTTAAGCAGGGGAATGTTCTTTCATCTACCGGGTTGTTTAATGGTGGTGCGTCCAGTTCTGCTGAAATGTCGTGTACATTCGGTTCTGGAAAGTTTCATATTTACGACTGGAATGGCGCGTATATTTGGAGACTGCAAACATCTGCTGTATTTCGAGACCCATCCGCCTGGTATCACTTTGTTATCTCAGTAGATACCACCCAAGGCACTGCCTCAGATCGTGTAAAAATTTATGTAAACGGGGTACAGATAACTGCGCTTAGTACAGCGACATATCCATCCCAAAATCATGATACATATTTTAATAATACTCAGCCACAACAAATTGGATCAGCGTTTGGTTGGGCAAAACTCGACGGCTACCTAGCCGAAGTCAATTTCATCGACGGCTCTGCTCTTGCCCCCACAGATTTTGGGTTATTCGATGCAACCTACGGTCATTGGAAAGCTAAAGAATACACAGGGTCATATGCCGGCAACTCGTTCTATCTGCCATTCACCAACGATACGACCAACGACCATTTCAATACTGTTCTGTATACAGGGACTGGTTCTGACCGAGATGTCAATGGTGTCGGCTTTCAACCAGATTTGATCTGGATAAAGAAGAGAAGTTCTGAAAACCATAGTCAAATAACTGATTCTGTTAGGGGCAACGAGGTTGCTCTAACTTCGTCACTAAATATTGCAGAATGGACTGACGGTGAAATTACGATTGAATCAGACGGTTTTTCTTTAGATGGTGGTACTAGTGCGACAAATGAAACCAGTTCAACTTATGTAGCATGGTGCTGGAAAGCGGGTGGTGCCGCATCCTCGAACACCAACGGATCAATCACCTCTCAAGTATCAGCAAACCCGGAGCAGGGATTTTCGATAATTAAATTTACACAGGCTGGTGGTGCGGGACAAACTATTGGGCATGGTTTAGACTCAGCTCCTGAATTAATAATATTGAAAAATGCTACGGACACGGCTCATTGGCTTGTTTATGCTGCACCAATGGGGAACACAAAAGGTGGATATTTAAACTTAACGAATAATTTTGAGACATTTTCTCAGTTTTGGAATAATACAAGCCCGACATCAAGTGTAATTACACTTGGCACTTGGACTAATGAATCTGTTAGCCCGGATGTTGATGATTTTATTGTCTATGCATGGCATTCGGTGGCTGGATATTCAAAGATCGGGAGCTACACCGGGAACGGTTCAACCACGGGGCCAACAATTACAACGGATTTTAAAGTCGGTTGGTTGATGGTGAAGCGAACAGATGCCACCGAGGAGTGGAGAATATTTGATATAAAACGTGACCCAGATGGTACGTTGCACACCAGATCCGAAATTAATCAGTATGGGGAAGGAAGTTCTGGGACTTGGTTTAGTGTCGGAAGCACTGAGTTTCAAGTAATTACTTCTGATGGTGGGGTTAACGCATCCGGCGGAACCTACATCTACATGGCAATCGCTGACACCTCTGCGATTGGGGATGTTACCAACGATCAGTCAGGACTGAAGAATCACTGGTTAGGTGTGAACCTCACTGCATCCGATCAGATGCTGGATTCTCCGACGAATAACTTTTGTACTTGGAATCCGTTGGATCAATCCAGTACCGGCGGAACTTATGCAGAGGGGAACTTAAAATTTTCAACCCCCACGGCATCGACCAATGCTAGGGGTGTCGCAACAATTCGTCCATCTACAGGTAAATGGTATGGAGAATTTCTAGTAGTTGATGCTGCCAGATTTAGTTGCGGTGTTATGAACGGGGCGAATGACGGGGTACAAGGTGGTGGTAGCACCGATTCAGCAATATTTTTATATAATCGGTACACATATTACAATTCAAGTCAGTCCGGTAGTTATTATCTAAGTGCTGCGTTAGCAAATGATGATGTCATTAGTTTTGCATTAGATTTAACTAATAATATTTTATGGTATGCAATCAACGGAACTTGGCAAAACTCAGCAACACTTACTGAGGTTCAAAACGGAACTACAACTAATTCGTTCACCAATTTTATTGGGTCAACGATACCCATTTCCTATGATGTTGGGGTATTCGTTGAGGACAATTCTGGAAGTAACACGATGTCGGGGGTAGCTAACTTCGGACAGGACGCAACATTCGCCGGGAACAAATCACCCAGTACCACCTACTCTGACGGTACTTACGGGGAATTCTTCTACCAGCCTCCGTCTGGGTTCAAAGCCTTGACGGTTAACAATATTCCAGATCCTGCCGTGGTGCCGGGTAAGAATTTCAATGCGCTGACTTATACGGGGAATGGATCGACCCAGAGTATTACTGGTGCTGGATTTCAGCCGGATTGGTTTTGGGGTAAAAGTAGAAGTCATGCAAACCCACACGAATCTATAGATGTAGTAAGAGGGGTTAATAAACGATTAAGACCTAATGATAATATTGCTGAATGGGTCCACTCGTCCGGAACTGATGGCTTTGTTTCATTTGACTCTGATGGATTCTCTCTTGACGGTGGTGGTGGTGGTGGACAGGTTAATGGTTCTAGTAGAACTTATGTCTCCTGGCTCTGGAAAGCAGGAGGAACTGCTGTATCCAACACTAACGGGAGTATCACGAGTTCTGTTTCTGCGAATACTAATGCGGGGTTTTCGATAGTTAGTTATACGGGGAATGCAACATCTGGAGCCACAGTGGGGCATGGGTTATCAAAAGTGCCAGAGATGATTGTCCAAAAGAATAGGGACAATGTGGGTGATTGGCGTGTATATCATAGCGAGTATGGTGGCACCCACAGAATACAACTAAATCAAACTACTGCCATTGCAACCACGGCCGACTGGAATAATACAAATGCTTCTTCCTCTCTATTCACACTTGGCTCTGGTACAAATGTAAACGGAAGTGGTAATAATTTAATAGCCTACTGTTTCCATTCGGTCGATGGGTTCAGCAAGATCGGATCATACACTGGCAACGGAAACGCTGACGGAAGTTTTATATACACAGGATTTCAGCCGAAGTATGTGTTGTGGAAACAAACAAATGGAACCGGCATGTGGATGATATTTGATGACGCAAGAAATACTTACAACGTTATGTCCAATTATCACGCAACAAATTCTAGTGCTATAGAAGCATCCAATCCTTTCGTGGATTTTCTCTCTAACGGGTTTAAACAAAGACACACATCTGGGCATGCTAATGGATCTGCTGATACATACATGTACATGGCATTTGCCGAGTATCCCTTTAAGTACAGTACGGCTAGATGATGGAAAGACAAAGAGCTATTAAAGGTAAAGATTGGACGGGCTATAAGTTTAATTATGGTCTAGTTCTATCTGAACATTCCGTAGGCTATTGGAATGTGGAATGCAGTATGTGTGGGGAAACGCATACTTACGAAACTCGCAATTCAAGCACCGTAACGCAAGATAATAAGAGGTAATAAATATGTGGTTTAATGGCAGTATAGAAACAGGCAATATTATCTCTCGTCCAAGAGCGATGACAGTAAATGGGGTTCAGTATCCTCCCTCCATCTTCTCAGTATGGAGTCAGGGTGAATTGGCAGAACTGGAAATCTATCCCTACCGGGAAAATAATATCAATCAGGAATACTACTGGCAAGGCCAGTTGACCAAAGAGTTTGTGGATGGTGAAGTGATTGGTACATATGGACAGATCCCAAGGGACGTTGACCAACTGAAAGAACATATGATCGACGCAACCCGATCAGTTGTTTCATCTATATTGGATCGAGATGATTGGATGGTATCTCGTGAATTTGAAGGTGGGACTGCCATGCCAGTGGATGTCAAGACCTTTAGATCCGAGATTCGTGTGGAATCAAATGCAAAGGAAACTGAAATTAATGCTCTTACTACAATCGATGAAGTGATTGCGTATCGTGAACGACCAGCAGTGGTGATTCACAAGGTTAAGCACACGGATGAAGATGGCACTGAAACATGGGGACCAGAGATAGAAGAGTATAATCGAAATGTCGATATGGTGCTTCATTATGAATCTGTTGATCCCCTGGCAAAGGTTGATCCATCATTTGTCTCATTGACATGGGAATGAGTAATAAAAATATAACACACTCTATGACCCTCATACATTAGTATTATTATAACACAGTTCCGAGGAAAAGTAAAGAGTTATATAAATATAAATACTAATATTCATATAACATTATTTCAGGAACCTAATGTCTAAAGTAAGAGTTCTTTCTGATATCCTAGATGCGAATAATGATCTAGATATCGCACGATTAAAATCTTCAGGTGTAACAGCAGGGTCATATGGCTCTGCTGCTAATGTTCCTGTAATCACAATTGATGCCTACGGCAGAATAACAGCAGCGGCTAATACGGCAGTTGCCGGTGTTTCTGGTGTGGCATATGATACTGCCACTGGCATCTATACGATATCTACCTCTGCTGGCACAAGTTATCCAAAAGATCTGGGAATAGGTACAGCAGATTCTCCTTCCTTCACTGGTCTTACTGTAACAAATACCATTACAGGTAATATTGATACATCTGACAAGTGGAAAACTGCTCGTACCCTAGCACTTACTGGTGCAGTCACGGGTTCTCAGAGTATAGATGGTTCTGGTAATGTCTCTATTACCACCACTGCCACAGCAGACCCCACATTAACTTTAACAGGTGATGCTACTGGGTCTGCCACATTTACTAATCTTGGTAATGCTTCATTGGCAGTTACAGTGGCTGATGATTCGCATAATCATGTAATAGCAAATGTAGATGGTCTACAGGGAGCATTGGATGCCAAGGCACCATTAGCATCTCCTACATTCACAGGAACTCCATCAGCACCTACAGCTTCGTTAGCTACAAATACCACTCAATTAGCAACCACTGCATTTGTTCGGGGAGAAGTAACTGCTCTTATTAATGGTGCTCCTTCTACAATGGACACCCTAAAAGAATTAGCAGATGCAGTTGCGGCAGCAGAAGAATCAGGAGATATTAATACATTAAACACACTGGTAGGAACTAAGTTATCATTATCCGGTGGAGCAATGACTGGCAATGTGAGTTTTACAGATAACTCACAGCTTAAGCTAGGTTCTGGTGACGATCTACTCATATACCATGATGGGTCAAATAGTATAATTAAAGATACTGGCACAGGGAACTTAAAGATTGAAGCAACGGACTTACGCATTGGAGATGCAAGTGTATTAAATAAGGCGTGGATTAACTGTTTCAGTGATGCTGAAGTTCGTATGTATTACAACAACTCACAGAAATTTGAGACCACGAATACTGGAATCAATGTAACCGGAAAGGTAGTCTGCGATACTCTGGGATTGAATGACAATGAGAAGATTGAACTAGGTACTCATGGCGACCTACTGATATACCATGACGGGTCGAATTCCTACATAAGCGAGGTTGGTACTGGTAATTTAGACATTACAAGTAATGGTGCAAATGTATCTATTCAAGGGATAGCAGGTGAAAACTCTATAATCGCCACAGCGAATAGTACAGTTGAGCTTTACTACGACAACTCAAAGAAATTTGAGACAACTTCGGAAGGAATCACGGTCACCGGAGGCATTACATTAACCGGGGGTTTGACTGGGGATACGCTTGGTTGGGATACCAGTGATTATATCCAACATTCTAATAATGCAAACATAGGTTTTGTTGTTAATGGCAACGAAGAAATGCGTATCGAAGCAGATGGTGATCTTCACGCAGACGGAGATGTAATCGCATACTCCACAACTATCTCAGATGAACGTCTGAAAACTGATGTTTCAACTGTCGAGAATGCTCTCGATAAGGTTAAGCAGATCAGGGGGGTTGAGTTTACTCGAATTCACGATGGTGAACGTGGTGCTGGTGTTATTGCTCAAGAGTTGGAAATCGTTCTTCCACAAGCAGTAAAAGAAAAAGAGTTACCACTCCAGATGGGTGATGGAATTAAATATAAAGTGGTTGAGTATGATGCACTTCATGCATTACTGATCGAATCTATTAAAGAACTCTCCGCAAGGGTCGAGGAATTGGAGTCTAAATAATGGGACTTCAAGGTTCTGGTCAAATATCTCTTGCACAAATAGCATCAGAGTATGGTGGGTCTGCTCCTCATAATCTGAGCGAGTATCACGGAAAAGGAAATGCTCCCGCATCAGGAGAGATTCAAGTAGCCGCTGACTTCTATGGAACATCGAATGCTGCGTTTGTAACTGCTACTGGTGGATCAGTTGGAACGAATGGTGATTATAAATACCATATTTTCAACAGTAATGGCACGTTTCAAGTCACGGCTGTCGGTAATGCCGCTGGTTCAACTACTGTTGAGTATCTAGTAATTGCTGGAGGCGGTGGTGGTGGACACCCTAGAGGTGGTGGTGGTGGTTCTGGTGGTTACAGAACAGCTTCCTCATTCTCCGTTTCGACTACTTCATATTCTATAACTATTGGAGGTGGTGGTAATGGTGCTGGCTGGGATGCTGGGCAAGGAGCCAACGGTTCGAATAGTGTTTTTAGTAGCATAACTTCCACGGCAGGTGGGGGCGGTGCTGGGGATCACACAGGACACAATGGACGTTCAGGGGGTTCTGGCGGTGGTGCATTCGCTGGTCCAGGCACGGGTGGATCGGGCGTTAGTGGGCAGGGTAATAATGGTGGGAACTCCATAGGATACGGATATGCTTCTGGTGGTGGTGGTGGATCTGGTGGCACGGGTGGACATCAAAACTACAATTACGCTGGTGATGGCGGTTCGGGATATGTGTCCAGTATCACTGGCAGTTCGGTGACACGAGGTGGCGGTGGCGGTGGCGGTGTTCATGGATCAGGCGGTGGCGGCCCAGGAATACCTGGACAAGGCGGAACAGGTGGTGGTGGTCGAGGCGGAACAGGCGGGACAAACGGTACTACTGGCGCAAACAACACAGGTGGTGGGGGCGGCGGCGGTGCGGCTACAGCATACACTGGACTCAATGGCGGGTCTGGCGTTGTAATGATCCGTTATCGATACCAGCGATCATCTAATGCTGCATTTATATCTGCCAGCGGAGGAACGATTACAACAGTTGGGGATTATAAGGTTCATGTTTTTAACAGCAATGGCACTTTTGTTGTGTCAAATGGTGGGAGTGCTACTGGCTCCAATACAGTCGAATATTTAGTTGTAGCTGGGGGCGGTGGGTCAGGTGTTGCACAAGGTGGCGTTGGTGGTTCCGGTGGTGGGTCTGGAGGGTATAGGGCATCAGAAGGATTATCGGTTTCGGCTTCATCTTATTCTATTAGTGTGGGTGGTGGTGGTTCTGGTGGGACGAATCAGAATAACCCAAATAACGGGTCAAACTCCGTATTTAGTTCGATTACCTCAACAGGTGGTGGACGAGGTGCGAAGTCGTGTTCAGGATCTCAAACTAGCGGTGGAAATGGTGGGTCTGGCGGTGGCGGTTCGTACAATTGCGGAGGAAACTATGGTAGTCCAGGTACTGGCATCTCTGGGCAAGGTCATCGAGGAGGGTATAATTCTAATCATCCAATAGGTAATGGTCCAGGAGATACTGATGGTGCTGGCGGTGGCGGTGGTGCAGGAACAGTAGGTAGTGATGGTTATTGGGATAATGTCGGCGGAAACGGTGGGAGTGGATTATCTTCTTCAATTACCGGGTCGCCAACACTTCGTGGCGGTGGGGGTGGAGGAGGAGGTCGTAACGGCTCCACTAATAGCTTAGGAGGTTCTGGTGGTGGAGGCAATGGGTGCGGCAGTGATTCCTGTGCAGCAACTGGATCGTCAAATACAGGCGGTGGTGGCGGTGGCAACGGATGTAACAACAATAGTAGCAATGACGGTAAGAACGGTGGTTCTGGTGTCGTGATTATTAGATATAGATATCAGTAGGAGAATTATATGGCTCATTACGCAAAATTAGATGAAAACAGTGTAGTAACTGAAGTGAATGTTGTTGATAACGAACAAGAAGAAGAATTAAATGAATCTGGAATTATAGAATGGTTACTATCTGGATGGGGTGGAGTTGATTGGAAGAAAACAAGCTACAATACACACGGGGATATTCATGCATTCGGTGGGACTCCATTTAGAAAGAATTATGCTGGTATTGATTTTACATTTGATCCAGAGAGAGATGCTTTTATCCCTCCACAACCATATTCTTCTTGGACACTGAATGAAGACACTTGTCTCTGGGAATGTCCAGTCCCATATCCCAATGATGATAAGGATTATAGATGGAACGAATCCACAGTGTCATGGGATGAAATAGAATAAATAGTATAATACCAATAGGGAAACACATAGTAACATGAGCGAATCAAACTCAAGAAAATTTAGTAAAGGCGAAATCGGCCAATTGATTACTGGTGATGTAGACTTCACCAGCGCAACTGTGCGTGGTCATATAATACCTGATACAAATGATACTTATGATATAGGTTCTGCTGAATACAAAATAAGAGATGCGTATATATCAGACAACTCTCTTTGGATTGGGGATAATGTTAAGATAGGGGCATCAGGCGGTAAAAAGAAGAATAGAAAACGTAAGAAAGGTAAGACTCCTAAGAAGATATTTGATGCTTTAATTGGATCTGGTAAGGCATTTGCCAATGAAACAGCACTGAAAGATAAGTTCAAAGAAGAAATACATGATCCTGCCCCTGATAACACACTGGACCCTGGTCATGCCGATTTCAATCCATCGATTAAAAAATGGTTAGATTTTTCGGCACTGCATGGTCAGAGTGGATTCAAGAGACCTGATGATATATTCGATGATGATGATGATTTTGATTCTGAAGATGGTGTTGATGCTGTAGAGGGATTACAGGCGGCACTTGATGCTAAACTAAATGCTTCATTGGCATATGTCCATCCTACCACGGCAGGGAATAAACATATTCCTACTGATGGTGCCACAGATCAATATCTAAAATATTCGGCATCAGGAACAGCAGTATGGTCTACAATTGCACAGGGCGTTCTCCCATTTGCCAAAGCAGATGGGACCAGCGACCCAATAAACTTAACAAACGATCAAGAAGTTCCGTTTATTAAAACAGATGGAACCATAGATAATATAGCACTTACGATATAGGAATAAAAGATGGCGAATAAAATACCTTTAAAGGCAACCTATTCTGGTTCAAATACATCTGGGTTAGCCGAATTCCAGTCTGGTGATACTATACCCTCAAGCTATTTGGCTGTTGATTTAAGTACATTACTTCCATTGGCCGGTGGTGCCATGACGGGTGCCATAACAACCAACTCAACATTTGATGGGGTAGACATAGCGACAAGGGATGCAGTATTAACTTCTACAACCACCACAGCAGGAGCCGCTCTGCCTAAAGCTGGTGGCACTATGACTGGCAACATTAATCTTGGTGACAACAACAAGGTTCAGCTAGGTGCGAGTCAGGATCTCCAGATATACCATTCGGGGTCGCACTCATATATAGAGGACACAGGTACAGGCGATCTAATTCTTAAAGCCGGGAATGACGTTAACATTCAAGATCCTAGCGGGAATACTCTGGCGAATTTTAATGAAGGTGGGGAAAGCAAACTATACCATTCCGGCAGTGAGAAAATAGCGACAAAAGCAGCAGGGGCCGAGGTCACTGGCAATCTTACAGCAACTGGGAACGTCACTGCATACTCTGATAAACGCCTCAAAGATAATATTCAAGTTATCCCGAATGCATTATCCAAAGTAGAAGAAATTCGAGGTGTGACATTCACCCGTAATGACCTTGAAACTGATGAACGATTCTCTGGTGTAATCGCACAGGAAGTCGAAGCAGTTCTCCCTGAAGTAATCCATGAAGCTGAAGATGGAATGAAGACTGTGGACTATGGAAACATGGTTGGCTTGCTCATCGAGGGCATGAAAGAACAACAGGAAATAATTCGATCATTAGCTACACGAATTGAGGATTTGGAGGCTAGATAATGGCACTCCAGTCATCAGGTGCAATATCGCTAAATGATATAGCTGGAGAGTTTGGGGGTTCAACTCCTCATTCACTGTCAGAATATTACGATGCTGCTTCTGGTGTACCCGCTAGTGGGACTATTGCGTTTGATGATTTCTATGGGACATCGAATGCTATTTTCATAGCCGCTTCTGGAGGTTCAATTACAACGGATGGTGACTATAAAGTTCATGTATTCAACAGCAATGCTACGTTTACTGTAACAACTTTAGGTAATGCGGCTGGTTCAAACACTGTTCAATATTTAGTTGTAGCTGGTGGAGGTGGATCTGGGGAGGCTCAAGGTGGTGTGGGTGGTTCCGGCGGTGGAGCTGGAGGTTACAGAACAGCAACGGGATCGTCGGTCTCAGCTTCTGCTTATTCTATTACTGTGGGTGGTGGTGGGTCTGCTGGAACGGATCAGAATAATCCAAATAATGGGTCAAACTCTGTATTTAGTTCGATTACTTCAACAGGTGGAGGACGAGGTGCAAAGTCGTGTTCAGATTCTCAGTCTGATGGAGGTAATGGCGGATCTGGCGGTGGCGGTTCGTACAACTGTGGTGGAGATTATGGTGATCCAGGCACTGGCATATCTGGGCAAGGTTACCGGGGAGGGTACTGTTCAGGTGATTCACGAGGGAGTGGGTCAGGAGGAACGGATGGTGCTGGCGGTGGCGGTGGTGCAGGAGCAGTTGGAAGTAATGGACATAGCGATGATATTGGCGGGAATGGTGGGAATGGGTCAACCTCTTCGATTACAGGATCGTCAGTAACTCGCGGTGGCGGTGGCGGTGGTGGCGGTCGGGGTGGCTCCACGAATAGTTCAGGAGGTTCTGGTGGCGGTGGCAATGGGTGTGGTAGTAATTCTTGTGCAACTGCTGGAACAGTAAATAAAGGAGGAGGTGGTGGTGGTAATGGGGATGGAGCTAACGGCACAAATGGCGGATCTGGTGTTGTCATCATTCGCTATAAATTTCAGTAGACACAGTTATGGCTCATTACGCAAAATTAGATGAAAACAGTATCGTTATCGAAGTGAATGTGATCGATAACGATCAAGAAGAGTTAGGTGAAGCTGGGATTGTTGAATGGCTATTGGCTGGCTGGGGTGGCGTTGATTGGAAAAAGACCAGCTATAACACTAATGCGAATACCCACTCACTAGGCGGAACACCTTTTCGAAAGAATTATGCTGGCATTGGTTTCACATTTGACTCAGATCGAGATGCTTTTATACCACCACAACCATTCCCGTCTTGGCTACTGAATGAAGATACTTGCCAGTGGGAGGCTCCCGTGCCATACCCAGACGATGGCGATAATTATGCTTGGGACGAAGAGTCTGAAAGCTGGGTATTACAACCGTAAATATAGGAATAAACCATGAGTACTCTGAAATCATCGAATGCTGACCTGATTCTGCAAGCAGATACCGGGCAGAAAACAGTCATCAATTCAAATGGTGCGAATACCGCCATCACGGTTGATAGTTCTCAAAACGTAGGGATTGGAGTTGCCAGCCCTACTCAGAAACTCGATGTTAACGGAACAGTTAAAGCGACTTCATTTTCTGGAAGTGGTTCAGCGTTAACAGGAGTTAGCGACCCCACATGGGATGGTGGGGCAACAGGACTAACTGCCGCTACAGGTAGAACGAGTTTGGGCTTGGGGGCGTTGGCAACTTTAGCCAGCGTGACTGCGACCCAGATCGACGCAAGTGCAGTTGGCGCGTCTGAACTCAATGTTACGGGCAACGGTTCCGCAACTGAATTCCTTAGATCTGATGCTGACGGCACATTCACTTGGGCTACACCCACAGACACGAATACTGTTTATACACATCCTAATCATTCAGGAGATATAGTTTCATCAGGAGATGGTGCAACAACTATTCAAGCTGGGGCAGTAGATATTGCAATGCTTTCAGCTTCAGGAACAGCTTCAGGAACTACTTTTCTTCGTGGAGATAAC